GCGTAAATGACCTTCAAATAGTACGGGAGGCGATTACACAATGGACTGGTTAACCAAAGTGACTCTCGTACGAATTCGTAAGTGCAATTCTAAGAAATTGTGACCTATCGTAAAAATCCTGCAAGCGCGAACGCCTGCATTAAAAACCAATAGATAAAAATCTTAAAATGCAGAGCGTTAGCTCCTTACACCGACTTCTATAAATAGAAGCCGCCCGATCGGGTCACCCGATCGACGAATGCTCTAATATATTTTGAAACCCAAGAGCGGGGTTGTTTACGTAGAAATAAAAGGCGCCCTACGTGGCGGGGATAATCTCATAGCGGTAGAGTATGGGACATCCCGTGAAGAAAAAGAATGTGAAATCTTCACCCACAGATTTCCACGACTTAATAGCACAAGCAGATCCTATAGGATCAGGTGTCGTATTATAATCAGCAATGGAAAATTGTACGTTGTTGGAATGCGCGCCGTTTGCGTAGTCTCCCTGTGGAAGACGCGCTGGTGAAAAACGAACGGCATTATAAAACGGAGTTTCAACCTCAATGGTATCATTGATACCGAGGTTGGTGGAGGCTGCACCGCCGGACGTAAATTGTCCGTTGCCAAAGGTGAGCCTTTTTGTAGCTTTTGCCGCATCATCTAGATTATAACTGTTCTCTTGAAAACGCGACGCAGTTGAATACCCGAAGCGGCTGACAGTTGGTTTTGAGTCCAAATTGCCACTAAAAGTATACTTTGTTCTAGTAGATCCTCGCCATCCAGCATAACAAGGAGCGAAGAAGTTGGCGTATGTTGGTATGACAATGTTGCATGCAGTAGCACTCTCAGTGTCAATACCATTGGGGTCCCATCCATTCCAATAGCCCAACCCTTTATCTCTGAGTTGAACTAGCTTGACATTGTTTACTCCCGATGGTCCATAAAACACATCAGTTCTGTGAAGAACATATCTGCGATTTAATTCCCGAATGGATTTGGGAGCTTCACCAAAGAACACATTCATTGTTTGATCTGCAACACTAGCACCTGAAGCAATTGGCAAAATAGCATCTGGATTGGTCGGAGCGTCTGTTCCTCCTTCAGATGTACCGGCAATTGCGGCAGAATCAACAATTCCTGATTGTGGTGTGTATCTTGCCAAAACCTCTGGTTCTGGGAAAATACTCAATGCTTTCATTTGTGTCGGACTTGGTTCTCCAAACTTGATATCCTCACAAGCCGAAACAAAAACATTAAATTGGATAGGTGTATCTGTGGATGGGGCTACTAGACTGTTAACCACATTCACCTCGATTGTGCCATTATAACGCGAGTTGTTATCAAGGGCCAATCGATTTGTATCACTATATAACTCAGGGGTTAGAGCAATGGCTGAAGTATCTAGGAACGGGAGTGATTGCCCCCATCCTACAACAATTTCAAAATCATCACATTCCGCAATATCAATAACACGACTGTAGACAGTATTGTATTGAATATCACTTCCGTGTGCTCTAGGATCCCATCTAATCAGAAGCTTCCCCTTGTGAAACGCTGACTTGACTATTTGAAAACGATACTTAATGGATCCTTGCCATTTACCGAAGGGTACAGCCATATAAGACATTGGCGTTGGGTGTAGTTCCTCCCCTTCTACCCGGTAAAGGTTTGGTGTTACCCGACAATTCCACAGCATAGTGTCAGGTCCCTCAATTGAGTTCATAGTAAAAGACGTAAGATATGATTCACGCTGGCAAAAACGTGTAATATCCATCTGGTCCTCTCCATCTAGCCCAACGGTGCGAGAATCAATTGTCAATTCTTGTTTTGAGTCCAATGACAATTTCATCACAGCATCCGCTGCGTCAGTATTGGCTAGATTCCCCGCAGGGAGAGGTTTTTGTTGTACGATATCTGTAACAATAGGAGGTCTCGAGTACCCCCAGTGTGTAGCAAGGTCTCCGACACCCTTTGCTACCATTTCAGTCGCCCTAGCATATGGAGCGATAGCTGGTACAGATTTGAGTGCCCCTGCAGCTTGTGCT